ACCTGTAGTCACTGCGCCTGTAGTCGCTACACCAGTTGTCGCTGCTCCACCCAAACCGAATACACGACCAATCTTTGCAACACCAGGAATTTTCCTTAATGCTTTTCCTGCACCGAGCGACTTTGCGTCAGCAATAAAATCCACAGCACCAGCAATTTTGCTGAATATGCCGCCAAGCATACTCTGATTTTCTTTTGCTTGTGCTTCGGCGTTGCTTGTGTTAGAAGCACCGAAATACTTCTCAAAAAGTTTTTCCGTGAATGAATGATCTTTTTCTTGAACCTCAAGTTGTACTTCTTTGTCTGCTTTTTTCTGCTCTATCTTCTGTTCTTCTTGAGCAAGATTTATTCCACCAGAGTCATCTGCTAACTCGTATGGCGTTGTATCCTTCTTGGGCGCAAGAATATTTGGCATTCCTGCCAATCCCAACGCAGGAAGTGCTGTGGCTGATGGTTTACCAAAATTCTTTTCAAGTAATATGCGAATCAGATCAACATTTTCATTGATCTCACCCATCGCATCTTGCGACTTCTTACGACGTTCTCGTTCTTCGATCTCATCTTTGGTGAGTTTTCTTCCCGTATTGACATCTCTACCTTGACTTGCATAAAGTTCTCGTCTTTTCTCTTCTGCTCTCTCCCTAAAAATGCCACCACCAAGAATTGCTGGAACTTTAGAAAATATCCTGCTCTGTGTGGTCAACAAACCAGCCTTGATACCCGTCGAAATGGCTTCTCGTATGCTATTGTCGATTGGTGGTGTTGTTTGTGGTGCTGAACCTGGATTTGGTAGTGCCATTTATCTGCTCGTTTGTAACTGCTGTTGCTTTAGTCTTTCATTTTCATCCTTTATAAACTTCACAACCATATTTACATATACTTCTCTTTCCCAAGGGATCATATTTTCCAACTCTGTCAGCGAATACTTGTGGTGCTGCATCAACGCAAAATTTGTGTTATACAGATTCCCAAGACTATCGTGACAGAGCATTATGTAAAAAAATCTTGTAGCCCAGTAAACGATGCTTTGAAGTCATTTTGGCATCCAATGCAATGACATTCCACATCCTTTTTCATTTCTGGAAGATTGGTATAGAATTTTCCGATGAGTTCAAACTGATTGTTCGTCATGGACTCGACAAACTTTTGGATTTCCTCGTCGGTGAAGTCTTTTCTTGTGTATACGTTGTCTTCGTCAAAGACAGTCTCAATCGAATTAGCCACAAAGTGCAAAACTTCCTCGACGCTCATGTTGTTTAGATTGGAGCGAGCATCGGTGATGCATGGATATCGAATGACAATGCCGACTTTGTCGCTTATCATGATTTTGTTTGATATGGATTCGGGGAATTGGACTTCAACCTCATCCAAATTGATCGAAAGTTCATTCGATTTTTGGCATTGAGGGCATTTAGCCTTCACTTCGACAATTTCACCCACAGACTTTGCTCTGATTTTGGTGAACAGGTATTCGATGTCAAACATTGGCATCTTTGATATGCTTGAAATACCATCAACGCATGATTGTATGATGTTGCACATGGCATCAAGTATCTGTTTATCATCTTGACTCTCAAGAGCCATGTAGAGAACCTTCTGTTCTTTGACTAGAAACGGTCTAAATGTCGTTTCTTTCTTCGTAGAAGGTATTGTTACTCTGTATTTTGGTATTCCAAGTGTTGGTAATGACATCATTTACTCCATTGTTGAAAGGGTCAATCAATTATTTCGATTCAATGCTTCCCGAACTTCATTTCGAATATCACCAGCACGTTGGACACCACGATCAAGACGGACTTGGTGTACTTTTTCTGCTTGAGATATAGAATCTTGAATTTTGGATCGAATCGTGGTTGTTTCTTCGGTTTCTCCGCGATCTTTTCTGACATAGTATGGGAAGTTTCTCTTGCCAACAACTTGATACTCGGAATAAGCAAGAGTGACGTTTATCGTCGTGATTTGATCCGTTGCATCAGTTGATAGTTCTATGTCCGATATGTTCTTGCAGAACACATTGTATAGTTCTGTGCAGTAGACTTTGAGATCTCTTCGGTCGAGTTGGTAGATTCGCATGTTTGTCATGTAAGTGTCTGGGTAGAGCAAATCTCCCGTCATTGGCGAATACACAGATCCCATCCAACCTTCGAAGAAATCTCGTTCGAATAGATCTTCGCCTACGCGAAATGTCATTTGCAACTCATTTGCATAGTTTGCTTCATATGCATACTCTACAGGTGGTCCGTAGATTTTTAGTGGCTGTGTTTGCAATGCACGACCAGGCATTACTGTGTTTTGACAATTGCGAACAAGTCTTTCGTTTTGCGCCCAGCCAAGACCTTCGATTTCAAAATAGAACCTCGTTGGTCTTGAGTAAAAGTTCATATCCGCAATATGTGCCATCTGTCGCGAGATATTACTCGTCAGCGGATCGCGGTATTTCATACCACCAGTTTCATTGATGAGATCGTCGTAAAACTTTTCGATTCTAGCGTTGGTTTGGGCAATCTGCGATTCGATTGAGTTTGTGATAGGATTTGAGTCTTGAATAGAAGAACCACGAAGACCCAAATCTTCTAGAGCCTGTTGTGCGCTTTTTGCTGCTAGATCGGGTGGAACGTATAGTGGGTTGGGGTTGTTGGTTCCTTGAAACTGCGTCATCGATTACCTTTTTGTTAATCCCATCTTCTTCATTGTTTCATAAGTCTTTGCCCACACCTTATTAGGTCTTCCGCCAACAAAGTGATATGTTGGTAGGTAAATCATTTTGAGCCAGTGTTCTGGTGGTATACGAATAGGTTTTCTTCGAATGTTGTCGTATTTGTAGCGACGAATACAGGCTCTTCCATATTTATCAGGAAATTTGAACAGCGATGTACTATTCAGTTTAGTTATTCTGGCATTTTCATTTTCCAAATCACCCGTAACTCGCCGCAACAAACTCAAAAGCAAAATCTTTCTGTAACGGGGATAGAGATAGTGGAGATTCATCCCCATGAAAGTGTTGGTATCATCTTTGTTGTCGATCATTCTCAAGACTAACGGAATCCTGTCCCAGTACTGAAGACGGTCGCTGTCTGCTTCATATAAGAAAGACCACATGGTTCCCGCTTTTTGAATTGGTGTATAGTATTCGGGTATACTGTTTTGCAAAATTCGCTGTTTGTCTTTGTATGATCGCTCACTCGTCTCTGTTATTTCTCGGTATGCTTCTACTGTGTATTGCTCATACCACCGCAATGATGCTACTTCTTGGTCTTCCGTTGGAGAATCCAAATCCTCGTCCTTCATTGCCTGAAGTTGCTCAAAGATTACTTTGAGGGTCATTGGCTCGTTTTGATTTTGCATTAGTTTTTGATTCCAAGATCAGTTTCAGTCAAGACAATGAACTTCCACCCTCTGACTTCTGCATACTTTTTTGCAGCATCCCACTTATTTTGGTTTTTGACGTACTGAAAAGACTCATACATGTAAGTTTTGGTTTTTCTCTTCGGCTGCTTTGGTGGCTGAGTTTGTTTCTTTGGTTTTATCTCAACCAGATACGTTTGTAGAATGTCGTTCTTCTCTCGCACGACAATCTTGAAGTCTATGAAATATCGATGGGTCTTTCCGTCGAGGTCGTAGTGGTATGGAATGATTGTTGATTCGCTCGACCACTCAACGATGGATTCCTTCAAATCGCAATAGTCCATAAACTTTCTCTCCCACGAACTCCTATACATAATCTTTGTGGGATCACCCCTATACTTCTTGGGGTTCTTTGGACTGAATACGCCCTGTAGGAACTTGTTTTCTCGGTTAACCATATGCCTGAACGAAAGAACATAGAGAAGTTATATTACACAGAAAATCAAACGATTCCAAACCAACTTGAGTATCCCATACTCGGTGCGGCTGGTGGTAACTCGCGCTCCAAAGAAAAGACATCATATTACCGTCCTGGTGATCGATCATTAGAAGAACTCATCAATGCAACATCATCACAAGGAAACATGGGTTCTGAGTTTGGTGGAGCCGACGAAAATGGTCGCATTCAAATAGATCCAGACCAACAAAACGCAATACTTGGAATCCCATCATTTCTCGTATACCCACAAGAGTTGGGTAAGAATCGAAGATTTAGACACTTCATCACACTTAATATTTATCAAGGAACATCTGATGAGGTTCGTCTCTCAACTAGAGAATACAATCAAGTAACAAGTTCCATTTTGGCTAAAGGCGGAAATCAGTTTGCTGGTGAGGCTCGACAGGGCTGGTTGATTGGAGATAACGAAACAGAAACTTACAATACCCTCATACGGGCTGGCTACTCACAAGCACAAGCAGATAGGTATTCCAAAGCAATTTTCTCATCAGAAGGTTTGCGATCTTCTGGACTAACATCAGATGAAAATATTGGTGCGTTGGAAGGATTGCTTCAAGGTGCTGGTGATGCTGGTGTAATAGAATCCACTTATAATGCAGCAAAAGATGCTTTTGTAAACAGTGTAGATTTTTTTGCTAGTTACGGACAAGCATCGATAAGAGACAACCTTGCAGAAGCAAACAAAAATCCAAGAAACTATAATCGTAGAGGTGCTTCGGGTAGAGCAGTCAATCGTCCGCGCGAAGAGCAGAATATTCTCTTAGCAAATAGACGGTTCAATAATGCAAACGTGAAGTCTAAAGACACCATATGCCTTTACATGCCACAAAAGTTTTCCGTGAATGATCAGTTGATCTATTCTGAAGAAGAAATGGGAACATCTAAAATGGTATTAGATGCTCTCACAGGAAAACGCGGTGCTGTGTCTGCTGCACTTGAGAAGGTTGCGCGAAAAGGAATTGCGGACACCATAGGTTCCATAGGACAGTTTGCTTCTACGGTACCAGCAGTCGGCAACGCTATTAATGAAGGTTTACAGGAAGTCAATGCGGGTGCTATACGAGCAGCACAACAAAGAACAGTTCAGAATCCTAGAAGGGAAATGATGTTCCGTGATGTCGGAACTCGTAGCCACAACTTCACCTTTGATTTCGCCCCACGAAATGAAAAGGAAGCGGAGACTGTTCTCAATATCATACGAATGCTTCGATATCATGCTTATCCCGGTCTTCAGGGTGGTGGTGGACACTTCTTCACATTTCCAGCGGAGTTTGAGATGTCGTTTTTTACAATCGAAGAACCAAGCGGCATGATTGTGATAAACGACAACCTACCAAAACTACCAAGACTAGCACTCCAATCAATAAATGTGGATTATGCTGCTGCTGGTGATTTTAAGACCTTCACCGATTCAAAGCCAGCATTCATTCGTCTTGAACTTGGATTCCAAGAAATGGAACAGTTGACGAACGAACACATAGTACACGGATACTAAAATGTACGATAAACTACCAAGAGTAAATTACATCACTCCATATGGCTATCGTGAGATGTCCGACATCACGGTTCGTTTTAAGGTAGAACAAACCGTAATTGATGAGGGGGCATACCCAATCAATGTGACTATAAACGATACAGATCGTTTAGAAGTTTTGGCAGATCGTGTCTACAAAGACTCTAATATGAATTGGGTGGTGATGAGTCTTAATAATCTCATCAATCCATACTACGATTGGGTTTTGTCATCAAATTCTTTGGACAACTATGTCAACGAAAAATATCCTGGCTACACGTTGTTTCTCACCGATGTCGGTGGAACAAAAGTCTTTGAAGGTTCTTTTAGAACGAATGACATTGTCTATGCAACCACGCAAACCAATGCAAGCCTACAGCCATCTATTCAAAGTTCCTTGATGAATGCAAGAGTCGTAGAATACGATCCTCAGTATTGCAGACTAGTGATGGACTTCACACAGAAGACCGCGTGGATTCCCGCTGAAGGAGACTACATTGCTGGTGCAAACACTAATGCGTTGGGTGTTACAACTTATTACGTTGCCAGAATAGGAAAAGTGATAGAGTCACCATATGCAGCACACCACTTTGAAAACTCGGATGGTGAAATACTTGATCCAAGAGTTCCATCATCTCTTCATGGTGAGTTTTTGTCGGCTTCAAGTTTTGGTTTTACCTTTGGTGCAACCCCGCTTGGACGTTACGTCTTAGAAGACTACACCAATGAACTCGTTACAAATAGAGACTATGAGATATCACAAAATGATGAGAAGCGAAATATAGTTCTTGTTGATGGTAGATATCTCAGAGATGTAAACAGAGACGTGGAGAACTTTTTGAGAAATGCCTAATATCGCAAAAGAAGAAAAGGCTTATACAAAGCAAAACGATTATGAACTGCTCAAGTTGCTAATCACCTCGGCTAAGGGTGGTGAGCCTATAAATTTGATACCGCAGTTTATCGAAGTTGTCATTTATGAAACCATCTTCGATACCAAGATGATTGGTGAGTTGACGATAGTTGATACGTTAAACTACTCCGAAGTAGTTCCGATTGTAGGCAATGAAATAATCCAACTATCATACCGAACAAAAGGTGCAAAGGAACCCGTTAACATAACAGGTAGAGTTTTTGCTGTTGTCGGAAAATCAAGAACCACCAATGAAAAGTCTGAAGTCTATAAGATGCAGTTTATTTCAGAGGTTCAATATGACAACAGTAAGAGGAAGATATCGTGTTCTAAAAAAGGATCGATAGGTAAAATAGCCAAAGAAATATTCGATGAAAACTTTAAAGGCTCTATTAGCATCAACATCGATGAAACCAACAACAAGCCTTTTCAGTTTATATTCCCATACTGGTCACCAATCTACTCAATCAACTGGTTAGCGCAGAGAGCCTTTACTCCAGGTCCGTCAAATGGTAGAGGTCCATCATGCTTTGTCTTCTATGAGGACGTTGATGGATTTCATTTTGCCAACATGGTTGGAAGATCCACTCAACCGCCTGTGATGACATATCGATACGAACCAAACAACCCTGTAAATATTTCCAACATAAATCGATTTCTCGAAAAGGTACAAGATTACAATGTGTCTTCGTATTTTGATAGATTGATGGAATATAAGACGGGGATGTATTCGGGATATCTGATGACGCATGACATCACAACTAAAAAGATGTCTTACTATGAATATGATTATCACAACTCGTTTGATAGGTCATATCACCTAAACGATTACAAACTTATATCTTCTGCCGACACAGAACTCACCAATGCAAAACTTGGTTTCGTTAATTACTTACCAGTTCAAACCAACAGGGTGAACTCAATATTCGATAACGATGCCCCACAAGATTACTTTCGTGAGAGGGCAAGTGTGCTTCGGCAGTTCAACACGATTAAGTTGTCGTTGCTTGTAAATGGAAACTCCACACTCCGTTTGTTGGATGTCATTGATTTTGAGATACCGAAAATAGGATTCCTCGACGCCAATGAAAAGGATTGGGAAGACATGTTTTTGAGTGGCAAATACATCATCGTCTCTATGAAGCACATGATAAATAGAGAAGTCGGATACAACACCACGTTGGAGTTGGCTAAGGATTCGTTGATTAAGGGAATCCCCGACGCTTTTGAGTAATAGTATTGAGAATGGAGTTAGATTATGGAAGAAACCGAAAAGAAGGTAATTACGCCAAGAGAAACGGAAGAAAAGTTGTGGAAGTTGCCTTACACCAAGGAAGAACTCCTTGATTGGGAGAGATGGGGCAATGAAAACTTCGGTACTTCTGAAAGGAACCGATGATAGATGAACATAATGGGTCAGACTGGATTTGTTTGGTGGTTTGGTGTCGTTGAAGACACAAATGACCCATTAAAACTCGGTAGAGTTCGTGTTCGCATCTTCGGATATCATCCCGAAAACAAGAAAAATCTTCCAACGGAAGATCTGCCTTGGGCGCATCCACTGCTAGACATCACTAGCGCGTCGATAAGTGGAGTTGGAAAATCTCCAACTGGACTTTTGACGGGAACCCATGTGTTTGGATTTTTCAGAGATGGAATCAATGCACAACAACCGATTGTGATGTTTTCCGTTGGTGGCATACCACAAGAAATATCAGATAAGAAGGTTGGGTTCAACGATCCATCAGGAACATATCCCACTCAAGAATATGTTGATGCAAAGCATAGCGATGTCAACTTTCTTGCCACGGGAGAACACACAGACAAGACTATTGTTGAGTCAAAAAAGAACGGAACCACGAAGTTAGTCCCCGTCGCATGGGATGCTCTTGACACACAACGCTGGTCCGAACCAGAAACTCCATACAACCCACAATATCCAAACAACAAAGTCTTTGCCACGGCTTCTGGTATGGTGGAAGAGTGGGATGATACGTCAGGCAAAGAAAGACACCACACATATCATCCCGGTGGATCATTTGAAGAAGTTGCAAATGGATTTGCAGGCAATCCATCGGGAACGAGAGTTCACAAGATTGTTGGCAACAACTATGAACTGATAGCAGGAAGTGATTTTGTACAGATAAATGGTGCAGCAAAAATAACTGTAAATGGTGATGCAAGCATTTATGTTGGTAGTGGTATTCCGGGCGGAAGTCTAAATCTTCAAGTTGACGGTAACGTAAATCTACAAGCACTAAAAGATGTTAGGGCTATCGTATATGGAACATGGGATGTTTCTGTTCTTGGCGATTACCGCGAAACAATAATAGGCAACAAATACACCAAGGTCATGGGAAACTGTGTCCATGAGGTTTATGGAATTGGTGGATTTGTTGTGTCGTCTGCTATTGGTGATGTGATTCTGAAAACTAAAATTGGTAGTGATTTGGCACTTTCTGGTAAGACCACTAGTATTAAATTGAATTGCCTTTCTAGAAAAGGTGAGTCTGCTAGTGATGCATTTATTATTCCTGGCGTTTATCCAAATCCATTTGGGGGAGTTTGATAGATGCAAATAGTTTGGAAAGGCACATTCGATCTAACCACAACCTACAATGTGGGTGATGTGGTTTATTACATTGATGACGGATTCACTTATATCTGCAAAAAACAAACTCGGGGTATTCCTCCATATTTCTACGAATCTGGTTTTGAACTACTTGCAGGGTTCAACATAACTAGATTGGATGGGGGAGAGTTCTAATGCCAAACGTCGGATTAGTTGGTAGAAGTTATGTCGGTGGAGGTGTCGTATTGACAGGGACATACTCTGTGCTTGTAAACGATATGCCTGTGGCAAGATTTGGTAGTTTGGTTTCATCCCACGACGAAGATGAACACGAAAAAGCAAAAATGGTCACGTCATTTACGTCAGTCCTTGTTGAGGATTTTGGTGTGTGTAGAACTGGTGATGTTGCATCTTGTAATCATGTTCTTTTATCCCATAGCGATGTGGAGGTTGGTTAAATGAGTTCGTTTAGTTCGGTTCAAACGGGTGTAAGTATTTTCAGTGCTGCAAATTGCAGCGTTGTTGCTGGTCTAATCCCACCAGGTGCCAAAAAGTTCATAAACGACTTTATGGCAGGAAACTTATTGAGAAATCCTCTTACACAAGTTTTTGATATTCTCGGTCCAGAACTTGATGGGTTAATTGGACAAATTGCAGGACTTAGCGCAGCGACCCAAGATCTTGCGGAATTGAATGATAACTTAAAAACTCTGAATACCCAACTTCAGAGATTTCAACAACACACAAATAGATTAAGTGGCGTATTACGGGATGATCCTGCGTACACACTTGATCAAATCATTGGTGTGATGTCTGCTTACAACTCCATGAAGGAAGTTTTGAAAGATCCTGGAGAGACTTTGCAAGACAATTTCACACAGGGGTTCTCTTCTTTAGATCCACGAATTGTCGGTCCTTTCTTTGATAATTTCGCCGCAAACACTTATGAGATTGGTCGGCTTTTAGGTGAGGTTGGGTATCAACTAGGTCTAAGCCAAGGCGTGAATACACAAGAACTCGGTGCGTTGTTTTCCCAACTCGGACAGTTGTCCACAAACATAAGCGAACTTACAACAACTATGCAAGGGTTTGAAAATGCAGACAAAGCAACCTATGCCGCTGCTGCTCTCATCCTAGCCGATTATGCTTTGGCGAACGGTCTAATCTCAAGCATATTGACAGATCCTTGCTATGGTGGTCAACTTATAACAAATCTAATAACGCAGCCAGGTGCAAGTAGTCAGTTGTCATCTTTGGCAGCAGAAAATGGGGTGGCAGTTGAGGGATCCCCAGTGGACTTTTTGAGTCTTATCCCAAGTCTAAAGAATAGATCAGTCTGATGATTGATGGTGATTATCTTATCATTTTGTAGTTGATAAATATTTCACACTTTGGAGAAAGATATGGGTACAGATTCAATACTTAGTTGGGTTGAGGTTCTTGGTGCTGTTTTGGGATCATTGACCGCTCTTATAACAGCGATTATCGCATTAAAACCTATTATTAGGTACTTTAAGAAAAGAACAGCCGCAAGAAGAGAAGAGACATTCAATCACGTCAACATGCGGATATCCGATATGTTGGGTGAACTGCGTATGAAAAGCAAGGCATCAAGAACCTCACTTACCCAATTTCACAATGGTGGTAAGTTTGCTGACGGCTCTTGTATGCGAAGAATGAGTATATCCCATCAATCATGCGATCCTAAAACACCATCCACTATGCAGTTTAGGCAGGATGTTTTGGTGAGTCGGTTCGTTGAGATCATTCAACAACTCAGAGACAACGATTCTCATATCAGAATGACAAGCGGCTTGTTTGAGTCGAACACCAAAAAGTTCTACGAGTTGCACGACACCATCGCTTTCTCCATTCTCCCACTTTTTTGTAATGATAGTTTGGTGGTTTATGGATACATAACAATTGAATGGTGTGATTTGGGAACTCTGGATAATGTAGATGAAACTGCAACCAAAACAGAGTTTGAATATACCCGCGACCAAATCTCATTCCTGCTGAACTCAGCCAAAGACTATAGATGAATAAGATACGAAAAAACCTTTTCAAAGATCTAGATCTAGACTTTGCTCCACACCCAATGACATCTGATGTCCCACAGAAGACAGATGCAGAGGCAGTTAAGCGAGCGATTCGTAATCTTGTCATGATGAACAAATACGACAAGCCATTCAAGCCTCAAATAGACGCAAGGCTTACTAGATTGTTGTTTGAACCAGCGACTCCAATGACTGCTGTAATGGTTCGATCAAACATCATAGATATTTTGAATCGATACGAACCAAGAGCAAAAATAAATGACGTTGTCGTCATATTCAACGAAGATACGAACACATTCGAAGTAACGATATCTTTCATGTTGTTGAATACGAGAGAAAACTCAAAGGTTTTTGTAACAATAGAAAGGCTAAGGTAAAATGCCAAATCGTGCATTAACCACACCAGTAACAGATCTTGATTTTGACGGAATCAAGGAAAACCTGAAGACGTTTCTTTCGGGTACAAATGAGTTCAGCGACTTCGATTATGAAGGCTCGGGAACAAATATCCTTTTAGATCTTCTTGCCTACAACACACACTACATGGCTCTCTATGCAAACATGCTTGCAGCAGAGTCTTTCATCGATTCAGCAGTTCTTCGACGTTCTATAGTATCACTCGCAAAGAATTTGGGGTATGTTCCAAACTCAAGGAATGCTGCGACGGCTGTTGTTGATGTTACTTTTGGAACAACCAGCGGAGTTCCTTCTAGTATCCCACAAGGAATTAGATTCTTCTCATCTAAAGATGGGGAGAACTATACATTCACCACAACTGATGTTTTTACAATAGACAAGTCTACAGTTCCGTATACAGCAAAAAACGTCGAGATTCGGCAAGGTGTCTATCGTTCTGCTTCGTTTGTATACAACGCAAACAGCAATACAACGAAATTTGAAATACCATCAAAGAACATAGACAAGGATCTCACCAAGATATACGTCATGTCTTCGCAGTCGGACTTGACCAACATGGACATAACTTGGAAGGAAAGTGCGGACTTTCTAGACATTGCTTCAGACAGCAAAGTCTTCTTCATTAATGAAAACTATCGTGGAAACTACGAAATAAGTTTTGGTGATGGAATTCTTGGTCAAAAGCCAACTGATGGAAACTTTATCAGTATTCTTTATTTTGAAACTGATGGCTTGCTCGCGAACGACATTGGTAAAGGTGAAACTGAAGAGTCACCCGCGTTTACGTTCGAAGGAATCGGTGGAAATGATTTTAGTGCAGAGGTAGCCACAATAACTCCATCGTATGGTGGTGGGGAGCGCGAGACAGAAGAAAAGATCAGATATACCGCTCCAAAGTTTTACCAAGCACAAAATCGTGCTGTGACCGTTGATGACTATGAAGCAATCATTTTACGAGAATATGCAGGAGCGGACTCTGCGCGTGTTTGGGGTGGGGATCAAAACGACCCACCGATATACGGAAAAGTTTTCATTTCAATTTTGCCGAAGAACACCACACTGTTGAGTGATGCTCAGAAAGAAGCGATCAAGCGAGATATTCTTGAGAAGAAGAAGACCGTTTCGATCACACCAGAAATAGTCGATCCCGATTACACATTCGTCAATGTTACATGTTTCGTTACCTACGATTCTAGACGGTCATTTGTTTCTGAATCAACTATCAAAGATGCTGCTATGGCAGCGATACGAAACTACTTTAGTTTATATCTTGGTAAGTTTAATGCTCCTTTCCGCTACTCTGTGTTGTCGAGATATATCGATCTTGCCAGCAATAGCATAATGAGCAATAGAATATCAACTTCGTTGTATAAGAAGATAATCCCATCAATATCATTCGCTGGAAACTACACGCTTAATTTTGATATTGCTCTAAACCATCCTTACGAGGGATATGAACAAAGCATCGTAAAAACTTCTATCTTCAAGCACAGGGACTCAAACAATGAGATCAAAGACTGCTTTATCGAAGATGATGGTGCTGGCGAACTGACTCTGTACTCTATGCGAGGTTCTGAAAAGGTTGTCATAAAGAGCAAACTAGGAACTATAGATTATCAAACAGGCAAAGTAAATCTACGAGGCTTCCTTCCAATCGGAACTGGCACATTACCTTACATTGTTTTCGGGGTGGTACCAGATCAACGATTTGACATCATCCCGAAGAGAAACCAAGTTCTTCAGGTTGATACGAACTCCCAAACCGCAATAACAGTCAATTTCCTTGATTCTGCTACTGGAAACTACTAATGGCATCATTACCACTGTTATTCGGCGGAACTGGCTCCGCACCAACGATACAGACATTGGCTCTGTCGGAGGAGTCTCCACGAATAATCAAAAGGTTTGGTCCTAGCAATCTGATTGCAGATCAGGTTCCCGATTTCATCAATCGCGATCACGAAGACTTTAGATCATTTTTAGAAACCTACTATGAATGGCTGGAGCGAGCCGAAAATCCATTCGGTATTATTGATGGTTTCATGGATTTGATGGATGTTGATAAGAGTCTAAGCATATTCTTTCTTGACTTCAGAGAGACATATCTCAAAAACTTTCCATATCAGTTAGCCACAGATTCGTCGGGTAATCTAGTAAGCGAAGCAAACTTCATTAAAAATGCTCGCGCTTTCTACGGAGCAAAGGGAACTGAGAAGGCTTACAAGTTCTTGTTTAGACTTCTATACAATGCAACAGCAGAAATTTACTATCCAACCAAAGACATACTAAGAACATCTGCGGGGCGATGGATAGAACCAATCTCTATAAAAACAACAAATGTGGGTGGCACTGCAAACTATGCAGTTGAAGGAAGCCAAGTTTATCAACTAGATCCTGTTAGTGGTGAGGTGATTGGCTCTGGTGTTGTTAAACAAGTTGTTCAATACCAAAAGCAGTATTACAATGTGTGTGAACTTTTCTTGAAGGATCTTGTCGGAGATTTTGTCCCGAATCAAGCCGTCGTTTCAACAGTAAGTTCATTCAATGAAACTGTATATCCCGTAGTTTCTTCGGTTGAAGTTATAACTGGCGGATCTAACTATTCCAAGACCGACGATGTGGTGATTGGAAATAGTGGAGATGGGGTCGGGCTTTCCGTTGCAATAGAACTCTTGGATGAAGAGGGGGAGATCAAGACTCTCCGAATTATAGATTCGGGGGTTGGATATCAGTCTAACAAGGTTT